TACTCTCTACAACTGCATCTGCCGCAATGCCTGTGCCTACGAAACTATCAGAGACTAGAATCTTTGCAACATCTGCTGATCCCATTGTGATTGTTGACCCTGCATTAACTGAAGTTGCTACAAATGAAAAGGTATTACGGCCCATGTACAGATCATCATTGTATTCAACGAATGAGTTTACGGAGCCTAGGTTTAGTTCTGTATCGTTGACAATAACTGAGGCTACTGAGGTGAGCGTGTGGGTGCCTGACCCGGTATTAGTTATATCTATAGTTGATCCACCTTGTGTGGCAGATAAGGTAAGCTCATCAGTCGCAGGGACTGTTTTTACATGATATGTTGTGCTAACTGCTAATCCTGCTGGTAGGGTTCCAGTAGTAGTGAGAACTATAGTATCATTAACAACTAGACCATGATCTGCACTTGTAGTTAATTTATCTGTGGAAGCATTAGCAGTAAAAGTAAAGACTACACCTATTTGATAGGTGCCTGTGTCTTGAATTGTAAGGGGGTTACCTAGGTTTGTTGTGGGGTTTGCTTCAATGGTACTAACGCCTGCATCTATTGTGAGGATGTCGTATGCGTTAGCTACGTCAGTACCTACCCATGATGATCCTTTTTCATAATAGAACTTCTGACCTCCGCCATCTCCTCCTATGCCATTATCAGGCCGTATATCTCCATGAGAGAAGTCTACATTGGTTGCCGCTTGCACCATATTCTCCGGCAACTTGTGTGCTGGTATCCTTGTATTCAGTCCCCCTGTAAAGTCTGTTTGTCTTTCTAATGCCATTCATCTATTTTTTAGGGAATTTCTTTTTTACAGGTTCAATCATATCAGTTTTCCACTTCTCAATTCCATCATCTGCTATCTTTTCTAACTGCTCTCGCCAGTGTGGATAATTCCTAGCACGGTTTGTTTTCCACTTTTTAGGGTCTTTCTCTTCTTCCTTTTTTATATCTATTTCTTTTTTTTCATCCATTTCAAACCTTAATAATATAATGAACTGCAATTATTGGGGATAATATAGTGTGTGCATTCCCACTACCAGTAGTTGCCGCAGTAATTGTGTGACTGTGTCCGGGGTCTGTTATAGAAACTGTTGAGGTAGATGCGCCGCCTGAAGTAAAACTTCCTATATCAAGAGTGTGGGTATGTGCTCCTGCTGAATTAACGTGTTGACTGGAATCAAAAACTCCTTGACCACCCCATGCGGCTCCTAATCCATGATTTTCCTCTGAACCATCTGCATAACCCTGTGTTACAGTATGTGTATGTGATCCACTTGAACTTGTAGTTGTATTAGGAGGATCAATTGCATGAGTGTGGGCCATTGTTCCAGTGACACTTGTATTTGCACTTGCACAGGTCATAACATGAGTATGTGATGGCATCTCAGCGGTGACCATTGTGTGTGTCTCTGTTCCTGCCGTGTCACTCAATGTGCGTGATGTCAGCCCTGCAGTAATACTATTAGCCGCACCTGTGTGTACACCTATTGGTGATCTTGATCTGAAGTCTGGAACCTTAACTACGTTTGCTCCCCACGTTAATGATCCTGTGTTACCCCAATCTGCAGATGCTTTGAGAAGATTGAACAGGGCTTCATAATCATTCCCTGTACCATCTGAGTTATGATGATCACCACCATTACCAGATGTCTGGCTTATCTCATCACCATTACAGTACAGCCAGCCTGCAGGAGGAGAATCTCCTGCCGCATTGCCTGCGTACATCCGTATCTCACCAGTAAACCCTGAGTAGTTTGCGGAGCCACTAACGGTAGAGGTTAAGGTAAGCGTGTCTGTAGATGCATTACCTACTACCACATTACCATTGAAAGTGCCTACTCCTGATACAGTAAGTGTACCGTTTACTGTTAATCCTAATGTGCTGGTAGCCTGTAGGTTTGTAGTTGCGTTGGATTCAAGTACTACGTTTGCTGTACCTGAATTACTGAGGTGTCGTAGTTCGTTTACCTTTAGTGTACTCATGCTTCTCTATTTCTTTGTTTTTGTTTGCGCTTATCCCTATAGGGATTGCCATTACCTGTCTTAGCCTTCTTCTTAGCCATTAGGACGTAGCCCCTTCTTGTACACTGTCTTGCCCTTTTCCTTAACTGCCGTCATTATCTGACCTCTGTTGCCTAGCCTATTGTATGAGCAATGTACCCATCCATCTCTAGGGTCTTTGCCCGGATACTCTAGGATTAACTGGTCAAATTCTAAATTCGCTTCTATCCAGTCTGCCAACTTATAGTTACTAACTGAGTTAGTTTCAAAGTCAGCCGCTTCTCCCTTAGTGTGCTGGCTCTTATCTCCTGAACCTATTGCACGGTTTAAAGCTAACACCCTCAGCCCTGAATTAATATTAATAGGGCCAAACTTATCTCTGCAGGGTTGTAGTATCTTCGCTGTCAGTACAGCCAAGTTAATCAGTTGCTCCTGATTAGGGCTGTTATCTATCCCCTTTCTTATAGCTGTCTGACTAGCGGTTAGTTCTCGTAATGCAAAGTTCTTACTTAACTGCATCAGCTAAATAATTCTTTCATAGACTTGAACGGATTATCTGGCATCTCTTCGACTACAGCATCCAGTAGCTTCTTCTGGTTGTCGCTGAGATTATCATCTATAGCCTTTTGCACGTGCTCTACTGCTAGGTCTTGTGCTTTATCAACTACTAGACTTTGTATTACATTAATTAGTAAAGCTGGATTCATCTTCTTCTCCATTGGTTTTGGGTGGAGGCAGTAACTTATGCTCCTCCTCTTGGTGGAGGTCACCGCCTGATTCAAAATAGAACTTAGCAATGCCAGCTAGGATGGGGATGAACGCCCCAATCAGAATATTCAATAAGTCCTTAGAGGATGTAGTCATCTCATCGCTGGCTACCAACATCATGTGTACTATATAGCTAAAGATTGCCATTGCAACTATTGCGATAGCAAACCTAGCATAAAACCTAGTTAATTGTACCTTCTCATTTACTGTCATGTTACCCGAATATTAAATCTAAAGTTACGTAAGTTAAAAAAGCAGAAATAGATATTAATGGTAAATATAAAAGCAGTTTATAAATTAATCGCATCAATGTTTAATTGATAATGCCGCAATTAAATTATCCATTGACTTCGTGTTTGCTTCCAAACTTGAAGCCATTCTATTCATTGCCTCATTACTTTGTTGAGCCAATTCAAACGCACGTTTATCATTCTCTGCGTCCCTTTTTGTAAAATCGTCTATAAGTCTTTGCCTTTCTTCACGGCCTCTTTGTGCCGCTTCTTCTGCTTTAACGAACTGGAACTTAATAAACCACAAGGCTAATAAGCTGTATACTACTGGTGCTCCTAGGTTTTGTACTATGTCAATTAGGTCTTGTGTCTGCATTAGGCTCCTCTGATTCTTGGTTGGCTAATTCTTTTTCTGTTTCTTTGATTTTATTAGCCCAATCTTCTCCAAGATCAGAGTAATGTTCGTTCCAGTTTGGTATTTCAAAAATTCCACCGTTCTCTTTAAATAAGACCATTCTATTATTTTCTTCATAATAGCGGTGTCCAATAACTTCCATTTTTTGCCACTCTTTTTCACTGGGTGCTCTCCAATTAAATTGATACCTAAGATATTCCTGATCGACTTCAGGGCCGTCAGGCTTTACTAATTGTGCCATTTGTCTCCTTTATTATTATGCAGATTCTGGTAATGATAATTTAAAATTACATTCAGTTATTAGATTCTTTGTTAGATTATCATAAATTGCTAAATTATTCAGTTCTTTTGCGCTCTTATATGTCCTTCTAACATAATCAGAATAACAGTCACAGTGTCCTATTATTACAGGTGGTGGGGTATAAGGGTTCTTCTGTAAAAATGCCTGCTGACATAGTGCCCAATATGCTCTTATTTCTTCAGTGGAAAAATCATTTGAGTATTTATTTTCTTCCTTCAGTTGTACTTCCTCTTGTGGTTGAAAATTTGTACACCCAATCAGTATCAATGATACTGCAATCAATAATTTTATCTGTAACTCCATACCGCTGGTCTTTCTGCCTCTTGAGGTGTTAGTGAATCCACGTGGAGAAAGTGTGAGCGGCTTCTGCCTTTGAAGTTGTAGCCAATGCCACTCATGTACTTCTTTGCCATCTTGAATAACCTTGTGGCATCTTTCCCTGAGATGAGGATGTCCACTGCCTTGCCTTTAGTGTGTGGCCCTACAATTTTCTTCCTTCTCTCTATTGGATGATTCTTACACCTAAATCCCGAATTTACTTTTAATACTCTTGTATTTTCTTTATACCATTCTGCCCTAAGTAGTTGAAGCCTTTCCATGAAGTCTTCATCCATATTGCTTTCACCGCACCCACACTTACAGGTCAATTCCTTTTGGTTGTGCAGTGGTTCCCACTTTAAAACTGAGTGGGCAAGGGCTACTTCAGAGAGCGTACCTATCCCTGCAAGGATAGAGGTCTTAATAAAATTTCTACGCAAAATAAGGATAAGACCTTATCAGTTAATTTGTCCTTCATAAGCTCTGGTTATCTTGTAGGTTTCCATTCCGTAAGATATCAGAGCCTCCATTAACTGTCTCTCTTTCATACTTACTCCTTTAGTTTTTAAATCCATCGCCACGGCAGGACTGAATATCCTACCAAATTAAAAATTAATTCTACTACTGTAAAAAATATTATACCACCTACTATCTGGTATGCCCACCATTGCCAGCCTGTTAAACTATCTATCCACTTCTTCATGGTTTAGTGGGCCATGTAATGTTATCAGGATCGCTTTGAGTCGGCACATCCCTTAATTCCTGCCTATAGGTTTTCATATTGTCTGCTAGAGTATTGTCTGAGAGTGCAAGATAATCTGTCTCTGCTAACTTTTTGTTTCTATCTCTCCTTACATTAGCCCACTTATCTGCCAATAACCTTGCATCTTTTGCTGTGTCATCTGGTACAAAGTGTGACTGTACATATTGTTTTGGATCATGACTCTTTCCGTCTATATCCAGTATTTCCTCTGCATCTCTTTTGGAAGCATAGTATTTGATGTTGTAGACTAATGATTCTCCCGGCATACGATTGTGATTAATATAATCACTTAACTGAGTAAGTCTTTCCTGTACGTTTTCATCAGTACATTCAACTATCGTGTATCCAGTTTCACCTGAGTAATCCACTACTGGAGGATCACCAGAAGTAATTGTAGCAAGCCACTCCCAATACTCAGGTTTGGTCATGCCTTTAGTCTTTCTCCTGCAGTCCCATTCAACTTCATTTACTACTTGAAGTACGTTTGATTTGTGTGATATAAACATTATTTTTCTCTTATTAAATGGAAACCATAAGCACCAACACTAGAATTAGACCCTGTACCTCCCTCAATATTTAAACCTTCTAATTGTACATAATCACCTCTAAGTAAAGTCATACTAAGCATATAAGGCACTGATCCTCCCCTTATCAATCCCTCCCCTGCTTCAGAAGTTGCAGTCCACATTACTTGTGACCCATTTACATAAAGATCAATTCTTCCATTTGTACTGGTATTTGAAGCATTAACATATAAATGATAATTACCATCCTTTAAACAAATCACTCTGTCATAGGCAATAGCAAAATCTTTATTCATCCATTCTACGCCTTTTGCACCAGCCCTCCAACAATCATGTGCTATCATTGCGGCAGTACCTATATCTCCACTATCAAGTCCTGCTCTAAGAGATACCTTCCCAATATAACTCGTATCCCTCGTAACCTCATCCCAAGTCTTTCCGTCTGGTGTAACTATAAGATTAGTCTGTTCCATGTTCCTGTCACCTCCTACCAACTCATGTAGGTATGGTGTTTCAAAGGTCTGGTAGTGTGATGATGTGTGGATTGGGGTTGCTATTTCAAATCCACCAATATACCAATCAGTAGTG